TACTGTTCTTTTGTTATATCCTCATAAGGTAGCTGCTTAAATCCAGACGCTCCCATTTTAAGTAAAAAACTAAGTGACTTAAATTGTGTAGAAAAATTATCTTCAACATACTTTTTAAGTTGTGGAAGGTCTTCCTTTTCATAGTACGCTGTTACAGACACAGAATTATCAGACCAGTTTTTTTGCATAAATTTTACTTTGTCTAATTGCTCAAACACAGTTACATCATTTGCAGATACAGTTCCACTTGGATACTTACAAGGAAATTCAACTACACAAGTAGTTCTATCTAGTGTACCATCTAAATTTTCTGAAAACTCTACGTGATACCCATGTGACTTACAGACTTCAACTAAGTTGGATCCCGATGAAATTCTTATTCTTCTAATATAATACTGTCCTGCTGTAGCAGGGTGAACACCTGCAGTCACTCCAGCAAGTAAGGATAGCGTTCCAGATGGCTTCACTGTAGTTAGCTTAATTGATTCAGGAAATCCCATTTCTTTAGAATATTTTTTATCGTACTCTCTAAGGTATTTGTAACAAGGATCTAACCAAGATAACTGCTCTTGTGTGCACATCATAACACCAGTTATACCTATCCCCATTCTCATATTTTTATTCACAATATCCTGTGTTTCTTTTTGATGACATTTTAAAGTGAGAGAGTGCTTGTTAACCCTATACAACATAACAACAGTCTTCTTAAATGTTTCGTAGTCTTTTATGTTAGGTAAAAAAACCTCCGCCAAACAACAAGTCTCTTTATTAGCTAAAGACTGTTCTGCACAAGGATTGTATCCCTCTACTTCAGGATCAGGATATTGAGTTTCACCTGTTCTCCCTATTTTTTTAGAAAGTCCTATATTAACTAACCCATAAGGCTCCCCTTGTTTATAAGTTTCCCAAAACTCCTGGGGTAATGCTTTTGGGTTTTGACAGTCTATTGAATTATTAGACATAGCTCTCCAATTAGGAACACTTCCTAAATCCCATCTTTTAGCCTTTAAAAACTCTAAGTCATCTTGGTCTCCTATTGCTATTTGAGCAGACCTTCTTACGTTACCTGCTACAACAACACTCCCTATTATATTCATAATATCAAGACAATCAATAGGGCGTAATTGTTTCCCTTTTCTATTTTCTAGAACACCTATAATATTATTTATCCCTTCTACTAAAATCCCACCTCCTGATGCAACTCCTCCAAACCCTTTTATATCCTCTCCATACCCACGTACTAATTGTATACTATATGTAAACCCTTCTCCTGAGTAAAAATGTGATTTAAGCACTTTTCCTAGTAATTTAACCCATCCCTCTCGTGTATCTGGAACAATAAAATCTGCTTGTTTGTCATCCCATCTTTCAATCTTTATCTTCTTACGTATAACCTTTGGGAGCTTATACACATGTTCTTTTTTAATAGAGTAACCTACTCCACTTCCTAACATAAGCATGTCCATAGTCCATGTAAAAGGTGTAATTGGCTCATCTACCACTACAAAAGCACAATTTTGAAGAGAAGATAGACCTAATTGGTCAACTGTTTTTGTTCCTAGCTGCCACATAAACCTGCCTGCCACAGACCCCTCCATATTATGCCTCATAACACGGTACTCTTCTTTCTCTACTTCTGTAAACTTAAGTTTTAATTGTTTGTCAATTCCCATCAACTCTCTTTCTACATTCTCAGAAAACGTCTCTTTTGTTCCGTCAGGCTTTGTTCTTGAATATGTTCTTGCATGAGTTATATATCCTAACTCTCCAAATTTTACAGGTCTTTCTATGTTATTCATTCTTTATCTCTATTTGTTTTTTACTTTCTTAATTCTTTCATTTTGTTTAAATACCACTTGGCTTTGAGCATATCATTCTTCATGGACTCTTTAGGCTTATCTCCTGCTCTCATTTTGTACTTAAAAGCACATAACTCACAGTAATTCGCAGTTGCTGCCCTGCCCCATATAGCTTCCATCATATCAATTACTTCAATAGTAAAGCTCTGGTAGTGGTCAGGTTCTACATAGTTGTACTTGCCATCTTGGTCAACAAAATAACCCACTTTTTCTTCTCTTGGTTTACTCATAGTTTTTTTACTCTTCGTTCAAATAATTCCGTTAAATTTTTTACTTGTGTTGCTCCAAAGGTCTTTCCCGTGGAGGTTAAAAACCCGTTTTCATTTAAAAATGTAGCTGCTGCATTAAGTGTTGGGTTATCCATTAACCACACTGCAGCTATAGCTCTCCTGTTATTAGGGTTGTTTAAAGCCTTTTCTAACCTAGTGTTCAAAGATTTCTCCCTCCCTTGTTCACTAAGATTGTTTTTAGGTGCCCCTAAAGATGTTATTGTATTCCCTGCCTTTGAAACGTAATACCCATCTCTCTCTATCTTAGTTTTAATTTCCTCTAACGCACCTTTTACCCTTCCTTTTATCTTGTCTCTCTCCTCTTTAGCTACTAAAAACTTAATGTTCTTAGAAAATGCAGAGTCATTAGGAGAATCTGTCTCAATAAAAGGTACTCCTGCTTGCTCTAACAAGGCTATTGTCATAAAACCTGCTCTAGATAACCTATCTATCTTGTGAACTAGTAATGTTGACCCTGTTCCCTTTGCTAATTCCAAGGCCCTGTCAAACTCAATCCTGTTTAATGACCCACCTGATATAATTTCAGTTACCTCCTCTATAATAGTACCTCCAAAATGAGTTAAAAACTTGTTTACCGCAGTTTTCTGTGAATCCAACCCTAAACCATCTCTCTGAGATTCTGTTGAGGCTCTATAATATACTACGTAACTTTCTTCTTCTAAAGGTTTGAACTTAGGACTCATAATATTCTGTTGTTTTTTATTGAGCGTGCAATATACAACAATTATTTTAATTACGCAAATATATTTTTGTTATTTGTTTGTGTGTGTGTGTGTGTGTAAATAATATTAGGTGAGGTATGGGTACAACATTACCCTTAAGCATCTTTAAAGACAGAGCCCCTTTTCAAGAGAACCACCATTTAAAGCTAGAGTGCTTTTTATATACTGTGTAATTAAACACCGTATATTTTAGCTACTACATCTACAGAAGCATTACTCTCTGTGGGCCCTATCCGTTTAAAATAGAGAAGGGACGACTTTGACCTCGTTTGTCTCCTCCGTAAAGATGCCTATGGGTAAGAGTTGTCAGTTGTGGACATTGCTCTCTTTAAGCCCGATGCGTTTGACTGTATTTAATCTCTAGTAAGAAATATTGTTATCTCGGAACAATGATCCAATAAGATTAATCTTGACGTTTGAGTTTTTACCTTAGTTCCCTAAGTAGATGTCTAACCGTGAGAAAACACACCTCATATGTCTTCAATCATAACCTTTCTCTTTTTTTTAGTAACCAATCTACAGCACTTTGTGACGCAGTCTTGTCGCTATTAAGCCACTGGGGTGAGGGGTCGATTGAAAAAAACATGCCCCCAGTGTGTGATAAACTATTTTTTATTGGTGCAAATATACGAAAAATAATTGACATATAAAAACTGAAGGTTTTAAAGTGTGTTTACAACAGGTAATTTTTTAGTTGTTGAGTATATGGTCGAGAACAGACGTTTATCGCGGTGGCTTTTCAAAATTTTAACTGTCAAATTTACGGTTATGTATTATTATAAACTAGGGGGTTCTTTTTCAGAAAGAAAATCAATTTTTTTTACCCACGGGGGGTTCGGTTTTATAATATTTCACAGGATAACTTTTGCCTTTTCTTATGTTGAAATATGCAGTATATAGGCACCTATAACCGCTATCGCTACACATTACATGGTAAAGTTACTACCTTTGGATCCAATAAATGAAGTATGTTAAACAACTAATTAACTAGCTTTAATTGATGCTACAAACTTGGTATTTTATGACTTCGGAGCCTGATTTTCTGTGAAGATCTACTAAACTATTGAAATATACCGATTGGTATATTGTACACGTACATACACGCGTACACGTATAATATATATACACCTACAAATATTTATACCTTGTCAACCCTTGTATTTCCTCAAAAAATGAAAATAAATTAAAAATAATTATAAATAAATTAGGAATAAACAAATAATCATTCCTATATTTGCAATGCGATTAATACGAACCTTTAAAAACAAAAACCATGGAAATCATCATCTCATTATCAATAGTAATTACAGTTACAACAATTTTAATCTTAAAAGGAATAGTAAACGGATCAAGAAATGCAATAAACAGATAACAACCTTTAAAAACAAAAAACCATGATATACAGCTCTATAGTACCCAGTGAAATGACTAACAACGAATTAATTTCTATTTGTGGCGAAATATACACATCTAAAAATTGGAACTTACAACATACGACTGTACAATTAAATAACGGATTAATGTACAAAGTGCCTGTTGAAAACAAAAAAGATTATGAAAGTGAAATAAAAACAACATTCTAACAACAATTAAAAACAACCTCCCGTACTATTTAAAGATAGCAAGTCAAGCGATTTGACGTAATAAAATAAAATAAAACAAGATGAAAACAAATAAAATTTTAGTAAACAACAGTGATTTTTTTGAATGTGTAAATGAGTTAACTACACAAATAACTGAAATGAATTACGGTGCAGATACCTATGCAGAATCTAGTGAGGTTGGGCAAGAGGGTGTTATGATGTTCACAGAGGAAGCACATGAATACTACAACGAAAAGTTTGATGAGTATGAAACAATACTAAACAACATTTTGAACGTTTGGGATAAACAAGCTGAACAGTAAAAACAAAACACGATGAAAACAAATAAAATGGGAAGATTTAAAATAACAACAACAGCAAGTGGGAAATGTGATGTAACATTAACAATGTTTAATGAACACAGTACTATGGTTGGGCAAAAGACGACTACATATGATATTAAACCAACTATTAAAGAATTATTAGACTACGCTAAAACGTGCAAGAAGGGTGGGGCTAAAACAGTTAGGATGACGAGTACGCCAAGTTGTAGTGTAAAAACATATAGACTGTAATTGTATATAACGGTTTGGCTATGCACCGTAAAGCATAGCACAATGTTTAATCCTAGCACAATACTATATTGCTTTATGGTGTATAGGTTGTGTTAGCAAATCGTTTTAATTATG